CCGGCGTTCGGTTGCGCAAAGACCGCCCCCGGAACGCCGGAACCTGATTTGTGTGCCGCGTGATGAAGACGCACACGCCGGGGGTTTGCCCACTCACCCGGTAACGGGGATGGCTTTGCGCTTGGAGCAAGCGTCTGGCGCATCCTGCCAATCCTCATGCCGCCTTGTCCCCCTCGCCCCAGTTCACAAGGGTAAGGGCGGCATTCATGTCGCCCGGTGCCAGCCCGGCCGCCTTCGCCTCGGCCAGTGCCGCGATGATGGTGGAAAGCGCCCGCGCCCGTCCGCCCACGTCAAAGGCCTGTGCCGGGCGCACCACGTCCACCATGACTTCGGTGCCCAGCTTGGCGCTGGCTTCCTCTGACAGCAGCATGGCTATGGGCTGTAGGGTCCACATGGCAAGGTGGCGCTGCGCTTCGCGGATCATCGGGCCGGTGCTGGCGGCATTGATCATGCCGGGAAGAACGCCAAAGGCCATGGCCACCGCATTTCGGGCAGATGCCAGGCTTTCCCCTGTCATCGCCCTGGACAGATCGGGCGACAACTGGTCCGGGCTTTTGCCGATATTCGGATTCATCCCCGCCGCTGTCGCTTGTGCAGCGCCTTCCAGCACAAGGGACGCGCCCCGCTTTCCCCGGAACGCCGCGCGCATGGCTGCCATGTCTTCGGCCGCGCCTTCGGGCAGATAGACGATCTGGGAACCGAAAGGCGCGTCCCGATAGACATCGCGCAAGGCGGTTTCCACCTCTTGCAGAAGGGATGCCGACAGGCTTGACCGCCGCAAGGGGGACGTGCCCGCCCAAGGCGTGACAGGATCGGTGCCAATGCGCAGGTGCAGCACCTCGGCCGCAAGCGCCGTCACCTGCCGGCCGCCGCCAGTGTCGTTGACCGTGCCGCGGTAGGCCCTCGGGATGCCGTCGCGGGTGGAAACGTCCCAATCCGAAAACGGCACAAGGCCCCGCTCGGTGATCAGGCAGACAGACTCGCCGCGCAAGGCCAGAGAACGGCCCAGAAGGGCCATGCTGCGCCGTGTCAGAAGATCGGTGCCCTGCACATCGGCAAGGGCGAAACCGCCTTCCCAGAGCGAGACACAGGCCTGCACGGTGCCAGACAGTTCGGCAAGGCCGCTGCGCCCGCTGATGAAGCCTTCCCGCGCCGCCATCATCTGCGCCGTGTAGCCTGTGCCCGATGCCCGCTTTTCGGGGGCGCTGCGCTTGAAAAGCCATCCGAACATGGATCAGATCCTTCTGTATCGGGCGTCAATGCGCCGGGTCAGATTGTGCGCGCCATGGATTGCGCCTTGGGCTTCTGCGCCCGGTGTCCAGCTTCGGGCCTCGACCTGCGCCTGTGGATAGGCGGGGCGGGTCACAAGGCTGATTTCCTGCAACACCGCGCGCGACACGGTGCGCAGGATGGCGTTGCCGCGTTCCTCGATCTTCTCGGCCCCGCGCCCATGGGCCACCTGGAAGCCGGGGGAAAGACCCGTCATCAGGCCCGCCCGAAGGGCCGTCACCGCGTCTTGCGTCCAGCTTGTGAAGGGGGCTTTCAGCCGCGCTTCGATCAGCAGGGCGTCGGGGGTGTCGGTCAGGGTCAGGGTTGCCGCGCCTGTGGACGCCAAGGGCTTGGCGAAGTCATGATTTGCCAGAAGGTGAATGTTGCGGGTCTGGGGGGCGTCTGCAAAGGCATGGGGGGCAAAGACTTCCCGCAACTCGGGGCTTCCGGGCCGGGCTTCCCGCAAGACGGTTTCCTGCCCATAGGGGAAGCGGCCCAGAAGGCGGGTTTCCCCGCCTTCTGCCTCTCGCAGTTCAAGCCCGCCTGAAAGGGTGGCCCAAAGCATCAGGCCACCCCTACGCCGGTCAGGATTTCCAACTGGGTGCCGCGCGCAACGGTCACATCCACCGTGGCAAGGGCGGTCAGGCGCAAGCCGCCCGATTGTGCATCGGCATAGGGGTCGCGGATCACGTCCACCGCGCCCCAGGCCCCGATGAAGACCGGCGCCAGCCCGCCCGCCGTGGTGGACAGAACCGATGTCGTTGCCGCTGGCGTTCCGGCCGGGGCCGCCAGCGCGTTGCTGGACATGGCGATATTTGCGGCCGGAATGTTGCGCGTCATGCGATCCCATTCCGAAGTGTCGGTTCCGGTCAGGATGGAACCGTCCATGTGTGACCAGACCTCGGGCCGGGCCAATACCCGCACATCGCCGGGGGCGGTTGCGGCGTTGGCGGTCATGAAGCGGGTGACGGCCGCGCGATACATTGCCCAATCGGCCGGGGCGTCCACCGCCGTGACGGGGATGCCATAGGTTGCCGCCCCGGTGATGACGCCAAGGGGCTGGCCATCGGCCCCGGTGCCCCGGAAAACAGCCTCGTCCAGCTTTGCCCCGATTGCGCCCTGCATGTCGCGCCGGATTGCCGCCTCCAAAGCCGCGCCCGATTGCATCATGGCCTTGCGGGTGATCCGCATCTGAACGCCCAGATTGTGATCGGGCTTCATCGGCTTGTCAGTCGTGACAAAGGCGGTCGGGCCGGCGACGTTGCCCGCCTCGGTCGCGCCCCAGCCGGCCGTGACGCTGGACGTGACCACGGGCCATTCCATCGCGCCCGAGTCGATGGATACCATCTGCGCACCCATGCGCCCCGCCACGGAAGCCGGGAACAGGCGGTCAATGATCGGTTGCGTGGTGATCGGGTCGGGGGTGCCCGCCGCCACCGTGTCGCGCATTTCCAGCGCTGCCCACGGCACGGGAACGCCCCGGAACCCGCCCGCGCTGCGCAGTTCCTGAACGACCTCTGCCGTAGCACCTTCCAGTGCCCGCCCCTCGTGCAGGTTCAAGGCCACCTGGCGCAATTCAAAGCGCGACAGCAGCTCGGCAAACTCACGCGCAGAGCGGGTTTCCAGATCGGCCCCGGCTTCGCGCCGTTCGGTGTCTTCCGCGATCAGCGCCGCCCGGTAGCGGACTTCATTCGTGCGGTATTCCGTATCCAGCGCCTCGACCTGGCGCACCTCGTCATCGGTCGGCTTCTCCTTGCCGACAAGGGCGGCAAGCTGTTGGCGGATTTCGCTTTGCCGCCGGGCGATCTTCACTGACTCAAGCATCTTTCTCTCCTGCTCTTTTCGGTTTCGTGGTGCCGCCGCCTTCAAGCGCGGTGACAAATCCCTGCCATTGCTGGCGCGGGGGGGATGGGGGCGGATGCCCGCATTCAATTCTGGTTTTCCGGGTGTGACAGCCGGGGCAAAGGGCTTGCAGGTTGTCGGGGCTGTAGGAAAGTTCCGGGTGCGTCCTCACCGGCTTGATATGGTCCACTTCCAGCCGCCCGCCGCAGCCGCAAGCGGTGCAGCGGAAACCGTCCCGCTCAAGAATGGCCATGCGCAGAACGCGCCAGCGCTTTGTGCGGGTGACGGCACGGGAAAAGCGGTGATGTTCCTTGCGGACCTCTCTCATGGCCTGCCCGCCGATGCCGCTGTGATTTCAAGAAACGTGCCGCGCGCGTCCGCTTGCTTGATCCCCAGAATGTTGAAGGTCTGGCCTTCACAGGTCAGTCGGTCGGCGGTGGTAAGCCCCCGCGTCAAGGCGCTGGACCGAACCCGGAAACGGGCCGTCAGTTCCGCAAGAACCGCGCCGGATGACAGCTTTTCAGCGTCCGACACATCACGCCGGGACGCAAAGACAACAGGCCCGTGCGGCCGGAATTCCCCCGGCCGGGTCTGCAATCCATCGTCCGAGACTTCCGCCCTCTGGAACCTCACGGGGCGGTCAAGATAGCCCGCATTCATGCCCATATCACCCTCGCCTTGGCTTTCGGCCTGCCCGCCATGCGCGCGCCTTCGGCCACCGCCAGAACGGACGCCGCTGCCGCATCAATGCGCCCTGTCGATCGGGCCTTGGCCAGTTTCAGATTGTTTGCCGGGTCGCGCAGACAGACCGCATCCGCAAAGGCAGACCGCAACAGCAGCGAAGGCTTTGACTTCACCTTGCCGTCAAAGACCGCGCGCCGGAACCGCTCGCAATCTTCGCCGCCGTCGCGGAAACCCTGCCCACGCCAGACCAAGGGTGCGCGGATGCCCGCCCGGTCCAATGCCTCGGCAAGTTCGGATTGCTTGTAGCGGTCCATGGTGATTGCGCCGATGGGGCTGCCCTCGACATGGCGGACGACTTCGGACAGCCACGCCGCGACGGGAACCGTCTTTTCCCCCAGCACCGACAGTTCGCCCCGGTCCTGCATTTCGACATAGCGCCCGCCAACGCCATCGGCTTGCCCACGGTCCAGCAGCGACGGCATGGCAGGGAAGGTGCCCAGACATTCCAGCCGCCCGGACTCCGGCCAATAGAAGGCCGCTGCCGTCATGGATGCAGAGCCGCCCAGATCAATGCCGATGACAACGGACCCTTCACGCGGGGGCAGGTCGCTGACCTCACAAGCCTGCCATTCGTCCACCGTCACCAGCAGGTCGCGTGTCTCGCCGCTGACACGCTCGTTGCGGTTATACAGGCGGAAGGTGGACAGGCTGTTGCCGCCGCGCTGGATAGCCCGCCGCCCCTGTTCTTCCAGCCATTCCAGCCCCGCGCCGATGCCATGCACTGCGCCGGGGTTGGCGATCAGCAGCGAGTCGCGGTCATCTGCCGGAAGGCCGGGGGCGGGCCGATGTTCCTGGACGTAGGTTCCCGGCAAGGGGTCATCAATCCAGCGGGAAAAGGGGTGGGTGTCGTCCGCCGCAGATGTGGAAATGATCAGCGCCCGCCCGCCACGCTTGCCAAGGCCCGACAGCAGCGCCGCTTCCAACTCGTCGCCCTTGTCGATGGCCCAATGCCCGCGCTCGTCAAGCAGGGCCATGGTCGGCGCGGAACCAAGCGCCGACTTGCCATCGGCCGCAAGCGCCCGCAGAACGTGCCCGCCGCCGTCGCCCTCGTATTCGATTTCCAGACGGGGCGCGCGCCGGAAGACAAGCCGCTTCTGCACCTCAAGCGGAAGATAGGCCGCGAAGCCGCTTGCAAAGGTCCATGCTATCTTGGCCTGGTCGCGGGTCCGGGCCGCGATCAGGATTTCCCGCCGGGGCTGGCGGTCCCAAGCCCCGACCAGACCGCCCAAGGCGATGCCTGCTGAAAGCGCGGTCTTGGCGTTGCCCCGCCCGATGCTGAGAATTGCCGCCGCGATGCCATCGGCCAAGGCCCCTTCGACAAACTGCCGCTGGAAGGGTGCAAGATTGATCGGGGTGCCCGCGCTCGGGCCTTCGGGGATCTTCAAGCTATGCAGAAACTGCATGGCTTTTTCGGCGTCGGATTTCCCCTCATTTTCCGCCTGCGCGAAAATTGACAACTCCAACGCGCGGTTACCCGTAGGACCGAAAACGGGGGTATTGGGACCATTTTTGAACAGGTCAGCTTGATCAGGCTGCATGTGCATGGCCCTGACCTTTCGCCCATTCGATGATGTTCATGGCAATCCGGCATTGCGTTTCCGCGTGCCGGCTTGGGGGTGTGTTCCATGGCAGGGAATAGCCGCCCTTGACGTGCAGTGCCGTCAGGTCACGAAGCTGAACACCCGTTCCCAGATCGGACAGCCACTTGTTCCACTCAAGCGCTTTCCATCCTCCTGCTTCGACAACAACAGACAGGTGCGGCGTCGGACGCGCACCCTTCTTTTGTTCCTTCTTTTGTTCCTGCATTATATGTGAAGTGCAGAAGTGATCAGTTTTCTTTGCAGAAGTGTTCACTTTTGCCGCGACTTTTGGGGCGCTATACTTGCAGTCCTGACTACTTTTAGCGGCAACCTTTTCGGTCGTTCCTTTAGCCTGTGCAGTCGTAACGGGCCGGATTGCCACCACGTTGCCGGGGGATGAAAGGACGTAATGGCAACGGTTGCTACGCCCCCGGCCCGTGGTCTTTACGATCCATCCGCCCCCAATAAGTTCCTTTAGACCGCGCTGAACAGCCGCCACAGATTTGCCCGTCGCTTCTGCCAAGGTGGCCAGCGATGGGTTGATCTGTCCCGTTTGATCATTGCAGAAGTCGTAAGCCAAAGCCGCCGCAACCATCTTTGCCCGGTCAGACAGAACCTCTGTAGCTTGCCGTCTTACTGCCTTTGCCCAGTCAAAGCGGTTGATCATAGCGCAACCCTCCGGTAGCGGGCCGCGATCCGGGCCGCATGGGGGGACAGGTGTTGCGTCTTGCCATCGCCTGCGCCGCGGCAGTCATAGAACGCCGCCGCCTGGTCCAGCACCGCCAGCCGAAGATCGGCCGGGACGGCATCGGCGGTATCGCCAAACCCCGCCGCATACTCGATCACAATGCCCTCAGACCGCGTGTCTTCAATCAGACTGCCAATCGGCGGGCCGTCGATCAGCCAAAGAGCGGGCCGCAGACCGGGTTGCAGGCGAAAGTCTGTGAACGCTTCGCCCTCGGCGGTGATCGTGACTTCCGCCCCCGGGGAAACCGGGCCAATGGGAAGCGCCAGACGATTGCCATCCGGCCATTGATCCAGCGTCACGCGAATGGTCTGGGTGATCAGGGCGAAGCTGCCATGCGCCTCGATCTCCTGAACAGCCGCCCGCGCCATGCGGAAAGCCTCCGTCATCATGTCAAGATCGGACACTTCCAGCCGCAGGTGCTGGGCAAGGTCGGAAGCCGTGAAAACGTCAACCGATGGAACGGTGATCCGGGAAACGTGCATCATCACGCCACCCGGTCAAAGCAGGAATTGTCGGTTTGCATCCCCTCAACAAGCCATTGAATTGAAAGGGCATAAATTCGGCTCGTTTGGCCGGAAATCCCTTTAGATTCAACGGTATTGGTAAGACTACGAATCTGAGGGTCGGGCGTTCGAATCGCTCCGGGTCCGCCACTTTCCTTTCAGAGATAAGTTTTGATATCCCCCCACGGGGAATGCGTTTTTGTGTGTCGGCCTTGGCCTGATCGGCAGGGGGCATTGACGACGTGGCGCCGGGACCACAGGGTGCGCGCGGAGGAATGAGGGGGCAATGCCCCCCCAGCCGTAGCTATCAGCGCGTGAACTTCTTGTATTTCACCCGCTTCGGTTCGATCGAATCCGCCCCTAGACGGCGAATCTTGTCTTCCTCATAAGCTTCGAAATTGCCTTCGAACCATTCCACATGGGCATCGCCTTCAAAGGCAAGGATATGGGTGCAAAGCCGGTCAAGGAAGAAGCGGTCGTGGCTGATGATCACGGCGCAGCCGGCGAAATCTTCCAGCGCGGCTTCCAGCGCCTGAAGGGTTTCGACATCCAGGTCGTTCGTCGGTTCGTCCAGCAGCAGCACGTTGCCGCCCCGGCGCAGAAGCTTTGCCATATGCACGCGGTTGCGTTCCCCGCCTGACAAAAGGCCGACCTTTTTCTGTTGATCGCCGCCCTTGAAGTTGAAAGCCCCGCAATAGGCGCGGCTGTTCATGGTGGCATCGCCAAGTTCCAGCACCTCAAGCCCGTCCGAGATTTCTTCCCAGACCGTCTTGTTTGCATCCAGCGCGTCGCGGGACTGGTCGACATAGGCCAGCTTTACCGTGTCACCAAAGGTGATGGTGCCGGCATCGGGCTTTTCCTGGCCGGTCAGCATGCGGAACAGGGTGGATTTGCCAGCGCCGTTGGGGCCGATCACCCCCACGATCCCGCCGGGCGGCAGGCTGAACGACAGGTCTTCGATCAGAAGCTTGTCGCCGAAGGCCTTGGTCAGCCCCTCGACCTCGATCACCTTGCCACCAAGGCGGGGCCCGTTGGGGATGATGATCTGGGCGGTGGTGATCTTTTCGCGTTCGGATTTGCCGGCCATTTCCTCGTAGGCCTGAATACGGGCCTTTGACTTGGCCTGCCGGGCCTTGGCGCCGGCACGGATCCATTCCAGTTCGCGTTCCAGCGTCTTTTGCTTGGCGCGGTCTTCGCGGGCTTCTTGCGCCAGACGCTTGGCTTTCTGTTCCAACCAAGCCGAGTAATTGCCTTCGTAGGGAATGCCCCGCCCGCGGTCGAGTTCCAGAATCCAGCCGGTGATATCATCCAGAAAATACCGGTCGTGGGTGACGATCAGGATCGTACCCTTGTATTCGATCAGGTGCTTTTGCAGCCAGGCGATGGTTTCGGCATCCAGATGGTTTGTCGGTTCGTCCAGAAGCAGCATGTCGGGCGCTTCCAGCAGCAGCTTGCACAGCGCCACGCGGCGCTTTTCGCCACCCGACAGCGTGGCAACCTGCGCGTCATCGGGCGGGCAGCGCAGCGCTTCCATCGCCACATCCACCTGGCTGTCCAGATCCCACAGGTTCTCGGCGTCGATCTCGTCCTGCAGCTTGGCCATTTCTTCGGCGGTTTCGTCCGAATAGTTCATGGCCAGTTCATTATAGCGGTCGATCTTGGCCTGCTTTGCGGCCACGCCCAGCATCACGTTGCCGCGCACGTCAAGGTTTTCGTCCAGCTGCGGTTCCTGCGGCAGGTAGCCGACCTTGGCGCCCTTGGCGGCCCATGCCTCGCCGGTGAAATCCTTGTCCCAACCGGCCATCACCCGCAGCAGGGTGGATTTACCGGCCCCGTTCACCCCGACGACGCCGATCTTGACCCCGGGCAGGAAGTTCAGGCGGATGTTTTCAAATACCTTCTTGCCGCCGGGATAGGTCTTGGAGACGCCATCCATGTGATAGACGTATTGATAGGAAGCCATGGCCCGTGTTCCCGTGATGAAAGATGAATTTGCCCCCAGATAGGCGAAACCCGGCCCGGGGGCAATGCAGGGGTGCTACAGCCACTTTTCAAAGAAGTGGTGCGCGTAGGGATTGTCGTTATAGCGCGCGATCTCTGTCCAGCCTTGCCGGCGATAGAAGGCGACAGCCTTGGGCAGGTGGCGAGAGGTATCCAGAACGAGCCGGGTCACCTGCATGTGGCGGGCGTGGCTTTCCACCTGTTCCATCAGGGCGCGTGCAAGGCCGCTGCCGCGGGCATGGTCGGCGACCCACAGCCGCTTCACCTCGGCCAGACTGGTGCCATCGCCGCGCAGGCCGACGCAGCCGACCGGGGTTGGCCCATCCCATGCCAGCAGAAACAGACCAAGAGGCGGCCGCAACTGTTCCATCCCGTCATCGGTGGTCGGGCCGGGGTCGAAGCCGCCCGGAAAGGTGTGGTCCAGTTCGGCGTAATAGGCTGCAAGACAGGCAAGGGCCTGCGGGTCGGCCGGATCTATGGGGCGGATCTCTGGGGTCATCATGGCGGGGCAGGATGCGCAGGTGCCGGCGATTTGCAAGGGTAGCATTGACTTATGACGGGCCAGCCGATGAAACGGACATCACGGGCGCGCAAGGAGTGCGGGAATGTGGCAGGGGTTTCCCCATGCGGAAAAGGGG